ATTTACCATCTGCATTATAAAAGACATGTTGTTTCCATGTAGCTTCATCTATTTCTTTTCTGATTTGATCACATAATTCTTTATCAAGCCAATGATATACTTTGATGTAGTCCGTTAATTTATCCATTCTTAAACTCCGTAAGCGACTTATTGTCACCAAGAGTTCCCTTAATAAAACTATTAAAGGCTAAGCTAATTCTTGTTTCATCTGCTATGACATCTTCTACATGATGAGTAAGACTTGATGGGAATACCACAATACCACCTGTTTTTACATTAAACCACCAGGAATCTGAGTTATATATATCAAATGTATCTGTAGCTAATTGCAATTGTTTATAACCAGATCTATGGAATGTAATCTTATCTTTTGTGGAATCTGTATGGATATATAATACGCCTGAGATAAAGCTGTTTGGATGTTCGTGTTTGTGGTGAAACTCACCCTTTTTTGTGTAGTTAAGCCAAGATTGAGTAACAAAGGCTTCTGCTGGATATTTGGGCTTATAGACTCGTTTAATGTATTCATTGATAACCTCTGTAACAAATTGTTTAACATCAACCAATTCTGGTTCTTCTAATATATAGTTGTTATTAGATGTAACATTACCTACATTACGATTGGTTTTATCTGGAGAATTATGAGATTGTACAAATGCCATCTCACCTTCTGTAAAGTCTCTACCCAACTCTGTAAACATCACTGGTGTTGGAAATAGTAATTCAAAGTTAGGTTCTTTCATATAATCCTTATTTAATATTATGTGCAGCTTCTATAGCTCTTGCAAATTTAAAGAAGTAACTATCAAAACTTTTGTCTTGAATGATTTCATAATATATATTAGAAATCTGTTCATCAGTTAATGGCTTAGTTAGTTTAGGCAATTTATCCATATCTTCTGATGTTAGCTTTTGTTCCATCCATTGTCTATAGTTTTCCATTAATGCATTCTCCTACGCATAGCGGTTTCTAAAGTTTTAATCTTAGCTTCTAAGCGCTTGATTTTAACATACATTTCTTTAGATTCTTTGTTATGTTCAGCTACTTTTTTACCTAAACCTTCTAAACATTTACCAAGTTTAATACCTAGTGGTTTATCTATGGAATAAACTTCCTCAGCTATTTTGATAAGTTCTTGAAACATAATGCTCCTTTTTTGGTGTAACCATTTTACTTAAACATATAGCACATTTAAAACGTCTAATGTTTTTATTGGCCGTAGATACGACACGACCAGTTTCAGCAGGTCTAAATTGAAGACATGATGAGCAATACTTTTTATCAGTCATCTAACATGCCACCTAAATAAATATGTGGCTCTTTAGCTTCACGTTCTAATTCTCTTAATTCAAATTCTTTTTTGGCGTTGTTTAAGAATTCATCAAGCTTCTCTTGTCTTTTTCCTTTAACATAGATTTCAGCAAGGAATACTATAAGAAATAATACCCACCAATATATGCTTGCATCAAAGTGATCTAAAAAGAATAGTCCTAATATATCAATCATTTTCTTGTTCTCCTTTTAATTGCGGGAAGTCCTACTATAGTCTCATCTTCCATCATAGCTTTAGCCATAGCTTTAGCCTCTTCTGGAATCTTATGTATAGGAGTGCCACGAATGAGGTAACCCATCATGGCAAGTCCAGCATACAATGACTCCATATATTCTTTTTCATTATCTGTCATAAGATAGTTCATCCATACTTCTAAGTTTATCTTGAGTTAAAGCGTATCCTTTACCATGACCTAAATCAATTAAATTTTCTTCTTGCCTTAATTGAGCGCCTCCAGCCCATCCTACCAAGTTAATAGTATTCTTATCTGCAATAGCAAGGATATAAATATTAACATCTCTATTCTCTTTCAGAGTGCATAAAAGTCTACCTGTCTTGTAATGAGTGGTCTTGACATCATAGGCTGTACCATCTCTTAATCTTCCATCAGCACTACATGATCTTGGAGATAATCCAAAATCTGGAAATAGATTAAAACGTTTAGCAAACGCATATTCACCCATCATACCCATGATGTCAGCTTCTATACCATCTTGGTTACCCATCTTTACATCTGTGATTGATGCAGTACGAGCAATTAATGATCTCATGCGACCTGCCATTTGGCAAAGTAATATTTCATCTGGATTTAAAGTTACAATCATTTTCTTAACTCCAACGTCTTTATATCAGAGATAAGATCATCTGAAATCGTAGTGTTATAAACAGATATCGTAGTTGCACTTTCATTACATTCAATAATCTTAATAGCGTCTTTTAAAGCTCTATTGTATCCGCTATTGTATTCTGAGTTACCTTCAATAATCATCTGAATTGCATTACGAATAAGCTCAGATGCTTTTCTATCCTTAGCAAGCATCTTTAATTTCTTAATAAGATCACTTGGCAGATAAACTGAATAAGGTACTAGTTTGTTTGTTTCCATAAAGTATAGTCCTTATATAAAATATCAAGTTTAGCTTGAGCTGCAACGTTAGTTTTAAGTTGAGACCTAGATTCTAGTTCTAAAAAGAATCTTAGCCATTGAGTAGCATTTTCATAATCTTTGGTTGATATCTGATTCTTAGAAAATAAGTATTCCCAAAACTTTGGATCACGACATAACATGCCTGATATACGAATGGCTCGATCAGATGCAAACTCTTCTTGTCGATCAATAGGAGCTTCATTGGTATCAAGTCTAACCATCACTACTTGGTATCTAGCCCCAACAAAATCCCTGAGTAATGTTTCAGGGATATCGTCAGGATGCATAGATAAAGTTAGTACATATCCAGTTTTGTCTTGTTTAAGGGCAACCTTAATACCTTCAAACTGAATCGTTTCCATTATTGCTCCCAGGGATTCTTGCCAGCTTCTTGTTTAGGAGGCATAGGTTCTGATACTGCTAAGCCTAAAAAGCCTTCTCCTGTGGAGTTATTTTGTTTATTCCAAGCAGATACTCTTAGGTTAATTAAAGGACTATCTTTATACTTAGATAATAAATCAATCAACATATTACGATCTACATGGATATTGCCTATAAGATCAGGTCTGTTCTCTTTACCTTCTTTGTATCTATTTTTACCTAATGTACCGCTATTTGGTCTTTGTTCTGCCATGATTATTTCCCTTCTATTTTGTTTTTAGTTTCAGTAAATTTATCCATCATTTTTGTAAAGGTCTCAGGATCTACCTCTTTCACCTTATCAAATAACACTTTGTTCTTTTTGAATATGTTCATAATATCATCTGTCTTAGTACACATTCCTAAAAACATCTCTGTGCTATCTTGAATAAGATTTAGCCATGAGATTGCATCGGACTCCGTATATGCTGGAGCATCGATTTGCCACTCACCACCTTTGCCTACAATGCGTGGACTTGTCTCTGTAGGCTCAGCTTTTTTTGGGTCATCTTTTCCTGTGACTGCATCTAAAGCATCATGCTCTACAATTTCTAAAGCATTAACCCATAGATATCTTCTCAAGTAAGTTTGTACTGCACCCAAGTTTTGAATTGCATGACAACCTTTTAACTCAGCCGTAGACATAGGTGAACTAAACACCACAAAGTTTGGTTGTGTTGCATCAGTCGCATCCGTGTCTACGATGGTTAATGTTGCCAATTCTGTACCGTAAGATACAGTTCCACATAGGCCTACTTCTGCAAAGATTGTTTGAATCGTTGGTAAGAAGTCGCCTAATTCAAAATACTCATATCCAGCAAACTTATTCTTGCCAGACTTTTTAAGCTGTGTTGATTGAAGCTTCAACCTAGCTTGTTGTAATTTTCTATATACGTTCATTTCTTAAGTCTCCTTTGTTTTTCTCTTTGTAAATACCATATAGCTTTATCAATATCTTCTATTGCATCGTTCTTTAAATCAGCACGCCATATATACTTTGTTGCATTGCCAAGACAGAAACTCATATGCTCTGTAACTTGTATACATTCAATACCACTTGGATGACTCGTGTAATGTTTTGGGTGATTAACAGCATCATAATTTTTACTCATCCTTGTTTCTCCATGTAAGCTTTATATTGTTTACACCATTTGTTTACTAAACAATAATCCTTACAACGAGTACGATCACCTTGTCTAATTTGTATTTCATATTCACTGCCTAATTCTTTCTTGGCAGCTTCTGCTAATTCAGGAGATTCATGTAAAGACTTTGCCCTTGTATTACCTTGTTTAATAACTGCCCATACAGGTGGCTTTTCCCACATCTCTGCTGGGGTACACTCAGGTAGTTCCGCATTAGTTTCCATTGCAAATTCAGCAGCGCTATGTTTAGCAATACGTCCTTTGATAAAAGTTTCTTGTTCTTCAAAAGTCCATAAAGGAATATCTACTAAAGCAATATTCTTTTGTGGATAGTCAGGTTTACGTTCAGCTTCACGTTTACTCCAATCTTTTAAGATAGCTACGATTGTGAGCGATTTAATATTGACTTGTTTATTTTTAGCAACTAACCATGCATAGATATTAAGTTGTTGTTCCCATTCAGGCTTATCATTCATCACAGCCCAAACAGATGTAGTTTTATAGTCTTGGATATGAATACCATCTTTATCTACGACTTGAAGATCTACTGCACCTGATACAGTCCATCCATCTACTTCAGCAAAGAAACGTTGTTCAACTAAGTTATTTTCATCTGCACCTTTTTCTAAGATGTTATGCACTGCTGATCCAAAGATAGACCAAATCATATCTGCTACATCTTGCTCTAAGTCAGCATCATGTTTCTTTAGTAATGCTACAATCTTAGGACTATTAAGAAGACTAGTCGCTGAGATATGAGCCTTACCTTTTGAATAGCTAGGATTCTTAGCTATATTCTCAAATGGTTTAGGTAGCTTAAAATTATTAGTAATCTTCATTATTCACCACAATTTCCTGATACACATAATTGATTATTTAATAATGTTTCTTCTAGTTCATCAAAAGCTTTATCTTTGGCTATTTTATCTGCTGCATGACATACATCATTTAACATATCGTATTCAGTTTCAACGCATTTGACTCGTGTTTCTAATCCACGATCTCTTGCATGATCTGCTGTGATAGATGTAATAAATTCTGTTGGTTCAAAACCATCCTTAACTAAATCATTGTATTTTTGATCTGTCATAATGTGTTCTGTAATTGATATAAATCTTTTCATTTTTTATCCCTCATAATTTGTTGGCACTCTTGTTGAGTGTGTGTTTTTAAACATTCCTTAACTTCATGAATTTCAGCATTACCTACAAAAAAACATAATAGCTGAACAAATGCAGTAAAGGCCTCCATTATCCATGCACCGCCATAGCTACTAATAATGCTAGTAATGCAATAAATAAAGTTATAGCAAACCTATTGACAGATCGACTCTTTTGTTTTCTTAAGAATGCAGACTGAAATAAGTAAGCATCACTATTGATTTTGTCAATTTTTACTTGACCATCATTCGTGTTACTATATATATGTTTCATATTTCCCCCGTGTTAATGAGATACTATATTGGCATAGAATAAAATACATGTCAATAGGTTGTACCTATATTAATTCATCTGCTATAATAGCACATATGGCTAATCAAATTAAACTTACTTTACCTTATCCACCAACCGTAAATCACTATTGGGGACAGCTAGGCTCTAAGAAATTTCTAGGAAAGAAGGGAAAAGAGTTTAGAGAGGCTGTGTTTTTATGTGCCTATATCGCACGTAAATGCACCTTAAACGCACGTTTACACATGGAGGTATACCTATATCCTCCCGATAATAGAAAAAGGGATGTAGATAACGTTTTAAAACCCCTTTTAGATGCTTTAGAGCATGCAAGTATATATGAGAATGATTCTCAAATAGACAAGTTATGTATTACGAGAATGGGAAATGTAAAGGGTGGATCTTGTGACGTGGTAATTACTGAGATTAATCAGGATTTAACTTAGCTACTCGATCATTAAAGTTTTTCATAATACGAGCTTTCTTCGTATCAATCGCTTTAATTCTTTCTACAGGTGCTTTTTTCTCAATCAACATACGTTTAGTCTTATTGATTGCATTGATTTCATTTTCAATCGTATTGGCCACATTCCATAGTCTAGCCTCTGGATGATCTTTAAAGTAAGAATTAACCTCTTCTTTATTCTTTCTACGGCCTTTAATCTCATTTTCATGATCAGCCATACGAGTTACATTCTCATAGAATGTTTGAGCAATTGCTGCTTGTGATCCTGTTTCACCATAGAATCTTCCACCAATAGGTATTCTATAAGATGGAATCTCTTCACCTGTCCATGGCGATGCAGCAGCTTTAACCGCCTTAGCTGTTTCTCTATAAAGACCACCGCCTAATTGACCTGCTAAGAAGTCTACTTCATCTGCTGTAGGACTAATGAACCCCTTTTGATATTTAGATCCATTACTTGCTAAGTTAAGATAATAAGCAATACCTTGACCAAGTTCTGATGCTGTATCTCTTGATCTTGTATAGCCTGGTGTAGGATTTGTAGCACGATCAGGACGTGATATAGGTCTTCCAAATGCATCTTTGTTTTCAGCTAAAGCAGCTAAAGGATCAAGCGCAGTAGGGGCTAATGTTTGCATAGACCATCCAGTGCTACCTAATGGGCTTAATGAATCCATAATAGTGCCTGTGAGATTAGCTACATGTTCTCCAGGTCTTTGACCGCCATGAAGAATAAAGTCAGTAGATATACGACCTACATTAGGTAATATATTAAAGCCTAAAGGATAAGGAATTGTTAAGTATTGACCATCTCCAGTAGGAACAATGAAGTTCTTTTCACGCACAAATTCTGGTGGATCATTCTTACCATAACCTGCACTTGCTAAAATAATAGCTTGAATAACACCAGCACCAATACCGCCACCAATAATCATTTTGCCAGCAGGACCTTTTAATGTTTGGTAGATACGTTCTGTACCCTGCACTGAGGCATTAAAGAATGCATATAAAGCATTGACTTCAGATGTCCAAGCACCTTTCTTATCAAAGTTGACCGTTAAGTTCTTGGCAATGATGGCTGCTTTTTGTTTTGATAATCCTTTATCAAGCGCTACTTTATATGCAGATAAACGAATAGCATTTTCCATCATATCGTTAAAGTCTGTTAAAGCACCTACAACATACTGAAAAGCTTTCCTAGCATTGCTATCTTTGAATTGATTTAATGTATGTTCAATCAATTGCATTTCTTCTTGGTTACGAATTAATGAATCACGATAACCTGTTTGGAAACCTTCACGTCTTGCATCTTGATAAATATCAGCCCATTTTCCTTTTGCTGGCTCAATACCTTTACGCTCTGCACGATGCACATTTAATATGCCACGCATAGCAGGGAAAATACCAGCAGATACTTGAGCTTGTTTACCTTTTATTTCAGTGCTAGATAAGTTAAATAATGCACCTTGATAGTCACGAATTAAGTTCACAAAGCCAAATACTGGATTGTATTGTGTATTAACATTCTTAAACCATCGAGTAAATTTACCTGCTAAGTTTTCTATGAATCCTAATTCTTCAACATCAAGATTCTTTAATGCTTGAACCATACGCAAAGCTCTTGGATCATTCTTATTGAAGAATACATATCTATCTTTGCCATTGACTCTTACTGGGAATACAAAGTCTTTATAGCGAGCCATGACATTAACTTTAGATGCTACAACTTCTTTACTTTGGTTGACTGGTAATCCAGAATCAAAGTCAAAGTCTTCTTCAGGTTCTGTGCCTTCAGCTTCTCTTACCTTTTGTAGGTAACGCTCTTTAGGTTCGGCCATAAGATTATTAACCACATCTTTGGCATCAGGAATACCCATACGGCTAAGTTCAGCAATCGCTTTTTTCCTACTACGGATAGCATCAGGATTAATAGGCAACCAAAAGTCTGGATTAGGATTTTGTATGGATAGACCATATAAGGCACGGCCTACTCTAATCTTTTCTGCACGGATTAAAGCACGTTCACGTTGAGCAATAATGTTACTTAGGATATCTTGAACTTCTTTTTCTGAACCTAAGGCACGTTTACTGAATGCACCACGAGTACCAAAGCCTTGTCCTACACCACTAAGGCCTGTAGGCTTGCCTAGATCATCTTCAACTCTGAATAAAGGCACATAATGTTCATAAGTCTTGTTCCATTTATCTATGGTTTCTTTTGTTTCAGCACCAGATTTAATTAAGATATCTTGTGTACCTTTGATCATCTCATCAAACTTTTTAGCAATATCTTCTAATATGCGTTTCTTTTCTGGCTCTAAATCAGCTAAGTATTTACGAGCATCTTTTGTCTCAATACCAGATCCTTTATCCTTTAATGGATTAGGTATGGTCTTATTTGTCTTAGGATCATAAATATCAGGATTGATCTTATTCATTTGAATGTTACGTTCTTCTGCATGTCTATTATGCAAATATTTACGTATTTCATTTGTATCAATCTTAAACTTATCAATGTCTTTTATTGCAGGAAGTAGCTCTTTTAATAAGAACTCACGGATACCTGTAGCGGTACGGCCATGATATA